ACATCATCCTCTATGTAACTGTCATATTGCAGCTCCCTATAAGCGACTGCGTGGCGGTCTACTGTATTCAGCGTAAAAGACGTATCTTCTTTTACGCCGCTCCCGTTTTGGTTGGTGTTTCTATCGACAAAATTCCCTGCTAGACACATTGATTTTTCGCTGTGAACTTTCATGCTACCCCCCCCGAATCAAAATCGACTGTGACCGCATGGCCGACGCGCTGTTCAGGAGAGTTGGAGCAATACCATCCGAACTATATACCCTTGCTCCTTGCGGAAATTCCGGTGTCAAACATTCGATTTCCATTGACGTTCTCCATTCTTTCTTGTGCGGACGGTCGGGATCGAACCGACCTTTCGGCTCAGAGTAACAGGGAAGCCGTTCTTCTCCATTGCGCATCCGCATAATAGACACCCGCCGCCCTGCTGAATTCTAAGAAAGACAGGGCGGCGGGGCGGTCTGATCTACCAAACCAGACCTACCACCTTTGGCTTGGGTGGATCGGACAAGGCATTTCTTCGCTCATGCAGCGGGCATACCTTTCAACCTCCGTCGTTGTCATGCAGGTATGGCTTGACGCTTCGCGCCTGCCGGTGCAGTCCGGCTTCCATGATTTCAAGTAAAGCAGGTGCGGACGGGGTTCGACCCCGCTTTCGGTAGCCGGTCGCGCATCCAGCCACCCCGCACCACATATAAAAGCCGCCCCGCTGACGCGGCGCAGGGCGGCTTGTTTACCTCGAAAGATGTTTTGTATCAGCAGCACCCTTGTTGGTTTTCTCGTAATGCTCACAGTTCAGGTTGTACCCATCACACGGCGCACACTTCGCGACCGTGATTCTGAACGTGTGTCGGCACTGTTCGCTCTTGCGAACTTCATTTATGGTGGGGCTTCTGTTATGTATCTTCATGTTCTTTACTGCTTTCCAAAAATAGACTTGAGGATTTCTTTCAGCGCACCCTCGTCCCGAACGGCATTGAAACCGCCGCTCATATCGAATGCGTCCGTGCCTTTCTTGAACTCCGCCTTACGCTGCATCGCCATAACGCGAATGGTGCTTACGATTACCCTCTCCATCGCGTCTACTGCGTCCGCATCACCAAGGCTTTTGAAAATGCCGTCAGCGGCTTGTGCCACAAGGAAACCCAGCTTGTACGGACTCCCCTTTTCCCTTACCAGCGAGCGTCCTTTTCCCTCGTCCACCACCGACAATTCAGCCGGTTCGTAAAAGCACTTTTCCATGTCGTTCATAACTTTGTCCTTTCTTTGCTTGATGAATATTCGGAAGTGGCGGCGCATCCCAGAGTCAGCACTGGGCGGCGGGGCCATGAGAAAATCCCTGCCTGCACTGGCTGCGCCATATAAAGGAGCGGTGTCGTACAGCGTGATGCTTCCGCTCCTACCCGTGCGGGTAGCCCTACCGTGTTCTTTTCATCTCCGGTAGGTAAGATGCCGGTCTTGCGGAAACCGGCTGACCGGTGCGCTCCCTAAGTGCCCGGTCATGTGGCAGGCGTGTTTCGGTACGCTCAGACCGTTTTTATTTGAACCAGCTCTTTGCGTTGTCCCAGTTCTGAACAGCAAACGCAACGAGCCACAATGCCGTTGGAATTTTCCAATCAAATACCCACCCTGCAAAACAGCAGATCAGGTAAACCGGAGTGGCGAACGAAGCCCACGATAGGCCCAACGCAAGCCCCATGATAAAGCACTCTACAAAATAGATCAGCATTTTCTCTCCCGGCTTTTGGCTGCGCTACCGCGCAGCCCATCAGCTTTTCAGCGTTCAGCTTTCTGCTTCTTCTTGAAGAAAGCGGAACGGCCCCCGACGTTCGTCCACGAATTAGAGCGCGGACTGCTGAGGTACAAGAAGAACGCACCGGCACTCCCGCCACCGTCCCAGCTGCCGCCGCGGAACGGAATGTATTCGCCCTCAGTTGCATCAATGTAGCAGTAGGCTTCTTCCTCCCCGGCGAACAGCGCATACTCTTTGAGCATTTCGCTCTTGCATTCCGTCTTGACCTTTCCCCACTCAGAGCTGCCCACGCCGCCCGCTTCATCGTTGTCAGTGGTAAACACGATCTCGCTGCCGGATGCGGAAACATACACTGGTGCGCCCTTATCGTCCGTCAGCAGCTTCCAGTCGTCGCCGCACTGGGTCAGGTCGGTTTCGGGGAGTGCTGCATCGTTATTCGCGGCCACCATCAGCACGCCGTTTTTAATCCGCAGACCGGCCAGCACTTCCCAGATATTGCCGCACAGATCGTGGACACCGGTTTTGGTGTGATCGTGCGTCCACGTTTCCGGGCCAGTTCCGGTGAGCGTCCGATTGCTGTTCGGTGCTTTCTGGCCGTGCTCCTTATGGTCGCCATGCCATGCGCCGTAGTCGGTGTTCCCGTGCGGCAGAGTCCCCAGTTTCAGACTAAGGTTTGCAAGGAAGCCCCACTCTGCTGCCGTCATTGGATGCCAGCCCTCGCCCTTGCTGAAACAGGCTTTGGAGAAGTCGTCCAGCGTGATGTTTCCCGCCGGTTTCTGAAACGGCAGGCTGTACGGCTTTCCGTTAATCATCACATTGGGGTACACGGAAATATAGATTTCGTCGTATACCTCGCCGCCGATGATGAACGCCGGGTGCGGCTTGTCGCTGCCACCGAACAACTCTTTATTGCTCATGCGGCGGAATCGGTGCATGATGGACGGAATGCCCGCATCGTCATAGATTGCCACCACGTCCCAGTCTGCGCCGGGTGCAACTTCTTTCGGCGTGGTCAGCGGCTTCATATCTCCCGTGTTCAGTTCTTCCGGGTCACGGCAACCGTCCTCGAAAACGGAGGGAGGAAGAGCCGGGAAGTAAAATCCGGGTGCGGCATACTTGTCCGCCATGTCAAGGAATCTGCCGGACAGCTCCCGCACCATGTCGTCGCTTCCCTCTGCCCTCATGCTCAGGCTCATGTAGTCAAGCTTCACTTTCGCCATGTTCGTTCTCCTTTGCTGCTTTCATCTGTTCACGCCGTTTCTGGCGTTCCTCAAACTTGCGACGTTCCTCTTCTTCCTCTTTGCGGCGGCGTTCGGTTTCTTCGTACCGCCACCGGCCATAGGATTTACCCGCTGCATCCGCCTGTCGAACATCCAGCATCAGCCGATCCGGGGTAATGCGAGTTTTGCACTGCGCACGTTCCGCCGGGGTGGTCTGGCTCTTTGCATTGCAGATCGGACACAGTTTGATGAAAGGTGACTCCGCAATGAATGTTTCCTTACAGGCCGTGCAGGTCTTAAACATCGGCATTTGCGGTGTCCTCCTGCTTCTTATGATGGATGCTGCGGCGGGCATCGCAGATTCTTTTCTGTGCCAGCTCTGCGCTGTACTCGCAGTTCCCGTTCTTGTCCACCCGCCCGGTGTCACCGCGGCGAAGTTCGTTATAAATGGTGGAGCGGTGAACCCTCAGAGTTTCCGCGATACTCTCCACGCTGATCCTATCGAGGTAATATTTTTCCAGCTTCCGACGATCCTCAATCGTCAAATGTCTGCCGCCCAAAGCTCTCTCATCCCCCTTGTTGCCTAAAAATGCGCAAAAAAAATAAACCCGGAAGAAACCGTGTCGATTTCTTTCGAGTTTATTTTAACTATTCAGCAGCCACGCTTCTTCATCATTGACGATTTGATACCACGCTCCAACTTTTTTGATTGGGCTGTCATCTATCCGCAATAGTTCCTCATATTTTCGTTCCACTACAGGATATGGTGTTTCAGCCAATCGTGCAACCAGCTGTTTCTCTTTCTCGTCTAAAATATTGTAGTGTCGCAGAAGTACAAGCGGTTGCAACAAATCAATATCTGCCGCACTCATCCATTCCGGCTGTAAATCGGCTTCATTTCCCGGAATTTTTCGGATGAGTGCTGGAAGATTTCCGTGTGTATAACTATAAAGTTCATCAGCATTTGCGCTATCGATGCCCATCTCCTGCAACGCCTGAAGATACTGCGTTTTCCATTGCGGAAGCAATCGAATTACATTCTTTTTTGCAGCACCCTTTCCCTCGCAGAGAATAGTTTGGTTACGTCCTGATACCCGCCCGTTATACGGAAACCTCAACAGGAAATATGCGTTTTCGCATAAGCTGTCCAAATTATGATACGTCGTTTCGCTGCAAACAACAGTCACCTGTTCGGCCAATGCCGAATCTTGCATCAGCGCAGCCAAGCAGAATCCATATGCTTCGATTCGGGATTCTGCCGCCACACGGCATATCTTTTCATTCACCTTTTTGCGAAAAGCTTCCAGCTGCTCTTCCCTACCGATTTGGAACATTGCCTGATTAAGCGGAGGATTTGTCCTTTGTACAAACTGCTCCCATGCATGCGCAACAGAATCTATTTCCATCGCTTCATTTTCCAGATAGTTTTGTATTAGCCATGCACAAACCGCCGGTTCCGAGTTAAGCCAATCGCACAAAACAGATGCGTCATATACATAGACTGCTTTCCATTCATCTCTGTGTTCCGCCTCCCACTCTGTAAGTGATATATTGTAAGCCCATATTTTAGGCACTACGAGATAGAAAGTAGTATCTGATTTTTTCACTCCAAGCGGACGGGTTGTGCGTTTTCCATAATCGCTGTTGATTTTTTCCAAGGAATCCGCATTGGTTCCAAATTCCCACACGCTAGTTCCCTGTGCCACATAAGGCGTTTTTGTTCCGTTATCCACGATTCCATCATATCCCGGTGCCCAAATATCATCTTCCTCTGGCGCGCGAAGATACGAATAATCCGGGCAACTGCTTCGGATCAACCGCTTGATAATTTCTGGCAGCAGTCCTTCCGACTTTTTCTTTTGTTCGCTCATCAATCGTTCGAGCATTTTACTTGTGAACAATTTCATAGACATCCCTCCACAAGCAACTTTGTTTTAATTTCAGGGTAATATTCTTCCTAACTAAAGAGTAAAAAGTTAGTTTTTCCGCTCATGAACACTCGACATTAGACATTATTTGTTATCTTCCGCTGTCATCGAACTTCCGCCAATCCCAAAGAACTTATCAAAGAAGCTCTTTAGCTTGTCGATCACGCCTTGCTTCTTCTGCGCACGGCCACCGCCGCCAAAGCGAGAAACAGGCGGCATCAGCTTGTCAATATCGGTGCCCACGGTCTTGATCTCACCGTCACGGAACGCATTGGCCAGATACTTGCGCGTCTCCGGCTCCTTCAGCTTTTCCTCTTGGATGATCTTTGCAAGCTCTTTCTCCCGCTGTTCGGACACATAAGTGTTCCACTCTGCCATCACGTCATCCAGATCGTTGACCCCTGCAATAAAGGTTTCAATCAGTTGCTTTTTGCTGCGCAGTTCCGGGCTGGCGTCAATCGCCTTGCGAATCGTGATGAGCACTTCTTTATCATTGCAATGGGTGTCATGGTACTTTTTGACCAGCATCAGAATGTAGTCAATATTGATCTCGACCTGCCGAATCAGCTCCACCTCGAACACCACATCATCCGTGATGTCCTCTTTGGTTTCATCATGCTTCTTATTGCGCCATTCATCTCGCAAGTCCTGATAGCGGCCCAAGTAGTCCTGCAAATCCCGTTCCGAGATCAGCTCGTTGCCCTTGAAATCATCAAAGGAAGATAGCAGGTTCCGCATCCGCAGCAGTGCACCAAACAGCACGATAAAATTCTTCTGGTTCTGCTCTCCGACGATCTGCGGCTCTGTCAGCGGGAACTTCTGCGTCAGGTCATCGATCATGTCCGTATAGCCCTGATGGTATTTTCCCTGCTCATCCGTATAACCATGGTAATAGTCCGCGTATTTGCGCAGCAGAACGATGCCTCCCGCATTTTTATCTCCGAACAGCGAAATTGCCGCATCCACTCTCTTTTGCAGGTTGCGGAAGCAGACGATATTGCCAAAGGTCTTGATGCTGTTCAGGATACGGTTTGTCCGGCTGAACGCCTGAATCAGACCGTGCATCTTCAGGTTTTTGTCCACCCAAAGGGTGTTCAGCGTGGTGGCATCGAAGCCCGTCAGAAACATATTGACGACGATCAGCAGGTCAAGTTCCTTGTTCTTCATGCGGAGCGATACATCTTTGTAGTAATTCTGGAACCGTTCGCCATCGGTGGAGTAGTTCGTATGGAACATCTCGTTGTAATCCTGAATGGCTGCGTCCAGAAAATCCCGGCTGCTCTGGTCAAGGTTGGAGGTATCTTCCGGGTTTTCCTCGTCCAGAATGCCATCCGTTTCCGCTTCATTGGCTCCATAGCTGTAAATGGTAGCAATGCGCAGCCGCTTGGTTGGGTCTGCCGCCATCTGTTTTTTGAACTCCTGATAATACAGCTTTGCC